CTCATCTGACAACGTCGTTGGTTTTGAAACAGCTTCAACATCAGATACTATCACTTTAAATGGTAGCACAACTGGTGGTGTAACTTATTCAAAAATTGTTTGTACAGTTCTTGCTTCAGGTAAATGGAAAGTATCTGTTGATTCTGGATGTACTGGAACACCAGCAACACCATTTAGTGCTGCAGTAAGTTAATGATTAATTAGGAGCTCTCTTTGAGAGCTCCTATGCAAAGGAGAAAAAAATGGCAAGTAAAGGTGACGTAAAAGCCGTTAGAGTTACAGCAACAGGAGCAGTTTTTGCAGGTAGAACTAGACTCAGAGGAATTATTTTAGCATCTGATGGTGGTGGAGCAGGAACAATTATTCTACAAGACAATACAGATAGCGCAACTTTGTTTCAAGCTGACGTTCCTAACGGTGATGTATTTTCAACAAATATTCCAGAAGATGGAGTATTATTCCCTGGTGGAATGAAAGTTTCTACAATCACAAACATAGACGCAGCTACTATATTTATTGATAAGTAAGGTTAAAAAATGGCTACATCAGGCACTACAGCTTTTGACCTTGACATTGATGAAATAATTCAAGAAGCATACGAAAGATGCGGAGCAACAGCTAGAACCGGTTATGGTTTAAAAAGTGCTAGACGATCTTTAAATATATTATTTTCTGAGTGGGGAAATAGAGGACTTCATTTATGGAAAGTAGACTTAGCTTCTGTTCCTTTAGTAGAAGGACAAGCGGAATATAATACAACGAGCGATAGCACTAATTTTCCAAGCAATGTAAATGAAATATTGGAAGCGTATGTTAGAGATAATTCAACTACCACGGCTCCCGTAGATACACCTATCACAAAGATAGACAGGTCCGCTTATTCCTCTATCGCAAATAAATTATCTAAAGGCACACCTAGTCAATATTATGTAGATAGAACTACATCACCTAGTATCTTTTTATATCAAACGCCAAGCAGTAGTTTTTCAGGATCTAGTTATTTATTAAAATTTTACTATTTAAAAAGAATTGAAGATGCGGGAGCCTATACTAACCAGACAGATGTAGTGTATCGTTTCATACCCTGTATGTGTGCAGGTTTAGCTTATTATCTAAGTTTGAAAATAGCACCTGACAGATCACAAAATTTAAAATTATTATATGAGGATGAGTTGAGTAGAGCTCTCACAGAAGATAGTTCTTCTACTAGCACTTATCTAACACCAAAGGTATATTATCCAGGAACATGACAAATTTTGCACGAGGTAAATACGCTAAGGCCATATCTGATCGAAGTGGTATGGAGTTTCCATACAACGAAATGGTCAAAGAATGGAACGGTTCTTTAGTTCACATTTCTGAGTTTGAAGCTAAACAACCACAATTAGAATTACAAGTTCATGGAGCAGATCCAGAGGCTTTACAAAACGCTAGAGTAGATAGAACAGAACCCGCTACAGAAAGATTGTTACCTTTAAATGCTTTTACACACCCAACAAGTGAAGGTATTATAAAAATTTTTGAACCAGGGCACGGTAGATCAACAGGGGACACTGTTAGATTTAGAAACGTTGTAGATATTTTTGTAGTGGATATAAACAGCACAAGTGGGCATACCATAACAAAAATAGATGATGATTTTTATAGTATATCTACTGGTGGACTAGCTCACTCTGGAGCACCAATAAAAGGAGGCGGAGAGATTGCTTCGGCAGGACCTGTAACGATATTACCATGACAATGACTTTTAGTGAATTAAAAACAAATATTAGAAACTATGCAGAAACCGATAGTGGAGTTTTAACTGACGCTGTATTAACAGTCATAGTTAAGAATGTAGAGAACAGAATATTTAGAGCTGTGGATTCTGATGATACAAAATTTTATGCAAATTCAGATTTAACAATAGGTAATAGATTTGTAACGGTGCCCTCTGATACTAGAATTATCAGGTATGTTCAGTTAACAAATCCTACAACTTCTGATCAGTTTTTCTTAGAGCAGGTCGATACTTCTTTTTTAGCAGAGTATTTTCCTGATCCGGATAACTCTAGTGATTATGCAACTCCTAGATATTACGCTCATTGGGATTCTGATAACTGGGTTGTGGCTCCAACGCCCGACGCAGCTTATAGGATAACTCTAGCATATATAAAACAACCAGATACCATAACTACATCTGACTCTAGCACCACCTACATATCTAATAATTTTCAAGATATGTTAATTTACGGATGCATGGTTGAAACTCTAAAATACTTGAAAGGGCCAGATAATATGGTACAAATGTACGAGGCATCTTATCAAGAGGGGCTTCAAACGTTTGCGGCAGAACAACAAGGCCGAAGACGCAGAGACGAATACACTAGTGGTGCGATTCGTTTGGATATACAATCACCACAACCAAAAATGAAATAAGGAGACTATAAATGGCTAACATAATACCAGATGCATTCAAATCAGAACTCTTATCTGGCACGCATAATTTTGCCAACGGTGGCAATACTTTTAAAATAGCTTTATTTACAGACATCTCTGGATATTCCACATCAAGCACTACATATTCTACCACTAACGAAGTTTCTTCTTCTGGTACTAATTATTCTGCTGGTGGAAATGCATTAGATAGTCAGGCTGTTTCAGTTGCAAGTAACACGGCTCTTGTTGATTTTGCAGATGAAGTTTTTTCATCAGTAACTTTATCAGCAGTAGGCGCTGTTATTTATAACGATACGAACAGTGATAAGCTTGTAGTTGTGCTAGATTTTGGAGGAACTAAAACTGCTACTAACGGAGACTTTACTATTCAATTCCCTGCAGCAGGTGCATCAACAGCTATAATAAGGATTGCATAATAAATTATGGCTTTAGTTTTAAACGACAGAGTTAAAGAAACTACCACTACGACCGGCACAGGTACAATTAGTTTAGGTGGAGCGCAAACTAATTTTGAAACTTTTGTAGCAGGCATAGGGAATAGTAATACTACTTACTATGCTATTGTTCACAGAAGTAATGCAGAATTTGAAATTGGTTTAGGCACTATAACAGATGCCTCCCCGGACACTCTTGCTCGAACTACAATTATATCTAGCTCAAATAGTGATAGTGCTGTTAATTTTAGTGCTGGTACAAAAGATGTATTTTGTACAATGCCTGCTAGTAAAGCAGTTCATGAAGACGGCAGCTCTGACGTAACTTTACCTAATGATTTAATTTTAGGCTCCGATTCAGCAGTTTTAAAATTTGGTGCAGACTCTGATATTAATATTACACACGTTGCTGATACAGGATTAACTACAAACGGCGACTTTACGGTTGGAGATGACCTTACAGTTTCTGGTGGTGTAATTGATTTAAAAACTAATAGTGGATCTAGAGCTCAATTAAAACTTTACTGTGAGTCAGGTAACGCTCACGCACAAAAATTACAAGCACAGCCTCACTCTGCGGGTGCCACAAACACCTTAACACTTCCAGATGGTAGTGATCAAGAATTGGTGGGAGCAAGTGCTACTCAAACTTTAACTAATAAAACATTAACTTCACCAAAACTAAATGAAGACGTAGCTATTACAGCCACAGCTACAGAGGTAAATATATTAGATGGTGTAACTTCAACAACCGCTGAATTAAACATACTTGATGGTGTTACCTCCACCACAGCAGAATTAAATATCTTAGACGGTGTTACATCGACCGCCGCTGAATTAAACATACTTGATGGTGTAACTGCTACAGCTACAGAATTAAATATCATGGATGGTGATACATCTGCTTCATCTACAACTTTAGCAGATGCTGACAGAGTGGTTACTAATGATGCAGGAACGATGAAGCAGGTTGCTTTATCAGATTTAAAAACATATTTATCTAGTGCTGGATTTTCAACCGAAGATCCAACAGCATTAGCTATTGCATTAGGATAGGAGGGTAAATGGCCAATACTTTTAAAGTGATAACAAAAGCAGGTGTAACAAGTGCTGATACTATCTACACTGTAGCCAGTTCTACAACAACTGTAGTTCTTGGAATCATGGTAGGTAATACAACTACAACACAAATTACTGCAACAGTAAGTTTAGGTTCAGATACTTCCAACAGAGCAGGCGCAAACGACGAAGCTAATCAAACAGTTGAGTTAGTAACTAACGCACCCGTGCCTGTAGGTGGTACACTTGAATTATTGTCTGGTAATAAAGTAGTTATGGAAACAACTGACACACTTTCGTTAACAGCTTCAGGTGCTGCAGATATAGCTTTATCAATTATGGAGATAACCTAGAATGGCATATCTTGGTACACCTATAGATACAACC